AGTATCTAGGTATTGAGCTAGAGGTAGAGCCTAAGATAGACTACAACACTTGTGCTGAGGCTACCATAGATAATCTTGGAGATAAAGCGTTCTGTAAATCAGACAGCAGTGTGCAAGGCTACGAGATAGTCACACACCCTGTTACCTATGAGTATGCTAAGAGTATGCCTTGGAGTGACACGCTCAAAGAGATGAGAAAGCGTGGCACGACATCATACAAGTCAGGTAGATGTGGCGTACATATACACGTTAACAAGCTATCGTTGAACAAGTTTCAATGGGCTAGTGTTATTATGTTTATGGATATGTACAAGAAAGAGGTCAAAGCTATATCTCAAAGGTCAACAGCTACTCTAGACAGATGGTCTAAGATTAGAGGTGTAAGACATTACTTTGGTACAACAAGTGCTAATAAAAGCAATAGTCTTGTAGACCTCATCAAGTACGGTAGGCTACATAGTTCTGAGAGATACTCAGCTATCAATACTATGCCTGGCAAAACTGTAGAGTTTCGCTTGTTCAGAGGCACAACAAAGTATGAAAGCTTTATAGCTTACATAGAGTTTGTTGATTGTCTTACAGAATTTGTGAAACAATATTCAACCACACTTATACTGAGTGAGTATCTTGAATATCAAAGAGATATTAGAGGTGCAAATAAAATGTGGAGATTGTTTTGTGTGTTTGCTCAAGTCAAGCAATACAAATACTTATGTGATATGCTTAATAGAAAGCATATAAATGTTTAACTTAAATATGATAAGCGTATGTGTATTATCGCAGCTAAACCCCAAGGTGTGAAACCACCGTCGATGGATGTGTTCGAAGAGTGTTTCAGTAACAATGCACACGGTGCAGGGTTTATGGTTTTGAGACCTAATGCAAAGACTATTGATTTGCAGAAAGGTTTTATGAAGTTTGAAGACTTTAAGAAAGCTTACAAGAAAGCTAGAATTACAGAGGATGACCAAGCGGTTTTCCATTTCAGGATATCTACTAGTGGTCTTATAGACCAAGGTAACTGTCACCCATACATTGTATCTGACAAAGATAGTCAACTACGACAGACTAAAGCTAGAGTCAGAGGTATGGCGTTTGCACACAACGGTGTAATCAGTGAGCTCAACGGTGTTGACAAGAAACTGAACGACACACAGTTGTTTGCTAAGTGGTATCTATCAGACCCAGTATTGATGGATAACATATTTGATTCTACTACCATACAAGATTTGGTAGAGGGTTATATTGGTAGTAGCAAGTTTGCTATTATGCAACCAGGTAAGACTATGCTATTACTAGGTAAGTTCATAGAAGATGATGGTATGCTATACTCTAACTCTACATATGAAAGACCTAAGTATATGGACTATGGTTATGGATACGGTGGTTGGTACAACAACAACAAGCAGAAGAAAGGTAAGTTGGGTAAGAGTACTATTACCGTAGACAAGAACAGCTATAATGATGTCGTTGATTATAATTATTATGGTTGGGATGAAGATTACTACCAGGAAGATGCTAACGGTAAGGTAGCCTCTAGCGAGTACCAAGATGAATTTGTATGTGATTGGTGTGGTTCCAAGCACAAGGCAACACGATGGTCTATGACCTTTGGATGTCAGATATGTAAAGATTGCGAAGACGCATTCCTAGATACAGAGACTGACCCATTGACTGCTAGCTATTCTGGATATTCCTATGGTGATGACCCTAGGAAAGAGCCAGGTAACCAGCTACTTACAGAAGATAGTTGTGATGATTGCACAAGCCAGCCAAGAGCGAATATGTTAAATATACGCGATGGCAAAACTAAGTTTGACTAAGTGCAACAATGATAAGAGGAGGAGCGAAAGCTCCCCTCTTTTTTTTTTAAAACACTGTGTGTGTTTTTTTTATTATATTTGCACAAAGCAAAATTATTATGGAAGATATGAATATGGAAGAGGTAGTGTTAGCTACGCTAATCAACTACCCAGATTTACTACACAAATACAGCGGAGCTGTAAGCAGAGAAAGTTTTTTAAACCACAAGAATCAATGCATCTTCGATGCTATTGAAAAGCGTGTCGTTTCCAACGACTGTGATTTAATGACAGTGCATGCTGCACTGTCAGAAAAAAATGTTATACCAGACTTACTGTCGGGCGCGGAACTATCAGAAATAGCTACGCTTACAACCACGCCAAACCTTATTGGTTCTTACGTTGAGGAACTTAAGAAACAAACGGCACGAGTTAGACTAAACAAACTACACTCTAACATTGGTAAGATGCTTGTGTCTGGCGAGGCACCAGACAAAATAATCCAGGAGGTTGACTCGTTTTCCGACAACTATTATAAAGATGAGAATCACGCAGACACAGTCGACAACGTAGCAGATAAGTTTCTTACACAACTAAACAGTAAGGATACTAACGAAAGACTATACACTGGCTTTAAGAATGTTGACGCTGTACTAGGCGGCATAGAAAAGAGTGACCTTGTTATTGTAGCAGGTGTTACATCTATGGGTAAGACATCCTTTGTTTTAAATGCAGCACAGAATATGCTGAAGGATAAAAAATCTGTTGGTATATTTTCATTAGAGATGACAAGCACACAGCTTGTATCTCGTATGTGTGCT